CATGCTTTACCAGGCTTACTCGAAAGATGCTGATTATGCCGAGAATGCGCAACGCGCCTCAAATCATTACAGTATTTTTGAACGCACGCTAGGTAACAAGTCAGGCGTTGATCAAGCGGCTAACCCACAAGAGCGAATGTAAGCATGGTTAGCTTTGAAAGCTTAACCACATTGGTAGCGCCGTACACGCCAAATGTACCGGCGTTTACCGCTGCTACTGCTATCCGCGAGGCAACGCGTGATTTTTTACGTCATGTGTTTGCCTACCAAATGGAAATAGAGATATCTGTTGAAGCAGGTGAGGCCAAATACAAAATTGAGCCTTACGATGTAAACACTGAAGTTGTCTCAATTTTAGAAGTAAAGCGAAGCGACAATGACGTATTAAAGCAAGCGCAACACGATCCCCGCAACAGTCATCACGGCAAGCCGAGTCACTTTATCGGCTCATTTGACCGCACAATAAAGTTACTCCCCACACCTAACGCTGACGAGGAACTTACCGTAAGAGTTGCGTTAAGACCTTCGTTTTCAGCGCCCACTATTGAAAGAAGAATCTTTGATGATAACGCTGAAGCTATTCGATGGGGTGCACTCGCCATACTCAAGAAGCATCCCAATACCGAATGGTTTTCGCCTGATGAAGTGGCGTATTACGAAAACTTATTCCTAGACGCTAAAAATCAAAAGGCGGCTGAGATTACGCTTAACAATATGCCTAACAACATGCGAATGGATATCCCCAACTTCCTATGACAACCAGTATCTACAAAAGCGGCACGATAACCCTAGATAATAATTCTAATATCGTGACAGGCACCGGCACGCTATTTCAAAGCGTAGCAAATGCCCTTTCAGGTGATTTACTTACGCTGGATGGAAGTACACTCTATGAAGTGTATCAAGTAGATACTGAAACGCAGTTAAGAATACGCAACGTAGTCACAGGGATTAAATACCAAGGCCCAAGCGTACAAGACGTTAACTATGCCATTATTCGCAACTTTACGGCTGGCAGCAATGCGCAGATTGCTTCTGATGTAGTTGACTTGCAGCAACGCTGGCACGAACGCGAACGAGAAATGAGTGAATGGTTTGCATCTGACTTTAATTACTATCAGATAACAAACATTCAAGGCGATAAAGTGCTAGTTATCACGCCTACGGGATTAAACAACCTGGTTGATGGGCCTGTTAACATTGAGGACTTTGGACTTACCTCGGCAAAAGAAAGCCAAGCGTTAGACTTAAACCAATTCCCTGCCGGCATCTTTTACTCGCGCCCTATCTTTATCGCAGGGCAACCGTCAAGTTTTGGTTCTGGCATTAAGCTAGTCATGACCAATAAGAGTGACGATCTGTTTTATCAAAAGGTCATAGAGTTAGATACCGCACAAATACGCTATCGCATCGCAACCAGCGCCGAGAATGCGCAAGCATGGAACACAGTAGGTGGTGAAAGTGGCGGCTTAACCGAAGTTACATGGAATGATATTGATATTGAGGGCATACCCGCAACAGCGCTACGCTGGCCTAGCTTTAGTGAAATAACCGGTGATATTAGTGAATTACTGCCTGTTACCGCGACACGCTGGCCCTCATACAGTGAATTAAGTGGTGACATTAATGAAGTATTGCCCACCACAGCAAAGCGATGGCCTAGCTTCACAGAGGTAACAGGTGAGGTAGATGAAAGTCAGTTGCCTAGCACGGTCACGGCAAACAAAAGAATCCTAGCTGAAAGCCCACCAGTCAAGCAAAGCCAAAGCCTTACTCATATTCTGGGTGATTACCCAACGCTGAAAAAGACTGAAGTTATTCCTGAAGAATCTCCTAATAATAGTCCTCAAATTCGCTACGATGATGTGCGCGGGCTCGTCCATATTTCACTGACTGATAGGTGGTTAACAATACCCACGGTTATAGGTTCAAGAAAATTCGCTATTTTCCAAAGAGGCACAATTATACGCCTTAACTCTGCTTACACAGGCAGCATAAAGCTTCGTGTTTATCCTATGGGGGCAGGGGGTAACGGCTTACCTGATAACCCTACTTTAGCTAATCACCAATGGCATGAATACGAAACTACGGTTACGGACCTTTACAAAATAGGTGAATTTAACAGCGAATATTTTGAAGGCATTATTGACTACGTTGAACTCGATAACTCATGGGCCACGCTCGATGCAGACCGTTCATACTATCGCTCGTTAAATGGTTATTTTGATGTTGCTTTTGGCACATTAAAAAGCCCGTTCAGAACCTTCTACCAAAAAGCGGATGGTTACTGGTACAGCGAAGATATAACACCTCAAACGCCTAACTACATGGGGCTTAGTTGGACTCAAGACCCTAACAACTACCGCAACTATTCAGTTGATGATGCTGATGGCAGTACTGATGCATTGAGGTTCTTTGGTGACGACTACGACGAATACAGCTTTGAAATAATTCTAGTGGTTCACAGCATGAATAGAAACATGGCTGTCACTATTTCTAATAGCGCCCCTAACATTGTTTACGAAGCCGAGCCTTACCGTTTTCTTGCTAACGCTGAACGCATCTATTTTAAAAGAAGAAATAACGGGATTACCGGAAGCCTGACCGTTGAGTCAATAAAAATAAGGATACCCGTCAGTGAGTATTAATCGTTTATTTGATGTGAACTTAAAAGTTGCTGAGAGCTGGACGCAAGGCGAAGACTGGGCTGAATGCAACCCTGTTCAAGATATAAATGGAATTTACCACCGCATATATAGCAATAGCGATGGTGAGAACCCTAACTATCGTATAGAACGCGGCGATAATTTTTATATAGGCGCTCACCCTTCACAGATACGTGATTGGGTTCCTAGAACCGCACCTTGGAATTTCGATATTGATGAAGCCACAGAAGGCGCATGGTTCTCGTTTTACTTTGGTTTGCAAGTTGGTGAAAGCGAAATAGATACGAGTTTAGATAACCATTCACCGTGGATTATAAATGCACCGGCTGAGTTTATTTTACTGAGCGCTGATTACCATCGTTTTTACAGCGTAAAGCTTAAAGACTCACAAAACTTCTTAACACTCACCAAAGACAATCGAGGCACTGAAATACACGGTGCCATTTTAAGCAACGCGGGGTTAATCGATACTCGGGGGTATCGCATGTTTGATTGGGTTTTGAGAAGTTTAACGTTTATTAAAACGTTACTAAAAGCGCTAGATATGCCAATCGGTTCGAGCAATGTATCAATGCAGGGTTTTGATATTACTGGCTCGGGTGATATTGGCGTTGCAGTAAGGGCCGGTCACTCTGAAATAGAAATCGTTGGCGGTAAAATCGTAAACGAGAATAACCTTTTTGCCGAAAATCCTACGCCTTTCATCGGTGTTCATTTGGAGCAAGGTTCTAAAGCGATTGTTCGTTATGTAGACACGCAGGGCTTTAGTGACGAAGGTTTTAGGTTTGAATGCCCCGTTGATGTTAAGGGCTTAACGTCTAGCTATGACTGCAAGGGAATCCATTTTTCTGAAATATCTACCGCTAGAGATTGCATGATTTCATGGACGCGGAGAGTACAAGGTGACGGGTTTGCTTACGAGTTTGAAAAAGACGGTGAACTTAATAACTGCGGTTGCAACTTAGATGAAACTAGTGGGCTTGGCGTTATTGTAGGCTATGCCGGTTCAACTATTACAATAAATGGTGGGGATTATAAGGCATTAGCCCCCTTGCCATTTGTGTACGCTCGTGGGGTTTGTACGTTTATTTTAAATAACGTTACGGTGAACGGTGAGCTGTATAATGAAACCGTAGTTTTAAGCGAAGGTGAAAGCTGGCGGGGTGTAAAAGCGACTGTTACTGATGATGTGTTACCTGTATACGCTAATAAAACGCTCTCGCTGCCTTACATGCACATTCCGCAAATGGGTAATGCCGTATCCGTACAAGGTGCTGAAAATGCTTTTAGTAGTCAGATTGACTTGCCTAGTGGCGCACGGATAGTACCTACAGGTGATGGCTCTTTGCGCTACATGCCGTTAGATAGGTGGTTGCATTTAGATCCAGGTGAAGAAGCAATTGATTATTTTAGATACAGCACTGAAAACTTTATCTACATGCACCGATTTAAAATACTTCCTTCTCCTGAAGTAGGTGCAAAAGTAGTACAACCAAATGCGTTTAGCGGTTCGGGCTGGTCTAAAAGTGGCGGTAACTATTATGCAAACAATACAAGTAACCCTTTGAGCGCTAGCTACAACTTTGAAGAAGGTGAGGTTTATCAAATCTCTTTGAAGCTAGCGGGAATAGAAAGCGGTGCAGTCACGCCTAAAATCGGTAGTGCAATAGGCCAATACAGTCACAGCTTGGAAAGTACAGAAGTTTGGTTAATCCGTGCGCCAGCTAATGCTACCCAAGTTCAAATCACAGCCATTGGCTACAAGGGTAACGTCCAAAATATCTACGTTCGTAAACTGCTAAGAACCGAAACGCCAGCAGTCCCCGAATTAAGCGCTACGGTTAATGGCAATGACGTTAATTTAATGTTCGATGTGCTACCTGTTACAAGACTTAAAAACCTGTATACCGCAGATATTTACTTGTCTGGTGTCCTTGAACAGAACGAGCGTGATGGTCATAGAAGTAATAACCCAACAGCCCATTATCTTGCTGAGAACGTAACAGTTAGAAACCGCAGGAACGGAATTAACCTTCGTGGCGCGGAGTCACTTGAAGTATACAAAATGGATTTTATTGGCGGTTACGAAGGTGAGCAAGAAACATGGCAAACTGCTGTGGCTGGCGATTTGTATGGGCCTTTCGTTAAAGAGCAACAACTACATTTTTGTGATGTTGATTTGTTGCTCGATTCTAATTTTGGTAACTATAACAGTCGATTTGGTAACTCTGATTGCTTCGTGGTCAATGGTGCGTATCACGGTGAAGACGCTTTTAAATACTCCGTAAATATTTATGGTTGTGATTTAAAAAACGGCTCTGACTCAGTGACCGACTTGAAAAAGCGTTCTGAAGTAAATCACTCGCGTTACGAAGGCGCTTGTAAGATGCTTCGTACTCACTCTAAGGGTTCAGCTACAGTTGCTAATACTGAGTTCGTTAGAACATCAGGTGTACGCGAAGTATTTTCACCAAGTCATTCTAGCCCTTACATAGAAATATGGAACTGCGCGGTAGATGGTATTCGCTGCGTTAGTACAGACCAGCTTCAAAATCAGCCTAAAGGGTTCGGTGCATATAGCGCTTACAGTCCTGTAAGAACACGCTCAAAGCTTGTTCACGTTCTGAAAACTTACCCTACAATGAAAGACCTTTGCCGAGCAACAATGACAGATATGGAGTTTCAAATTTCAAGTAACGGGGGTTCTATCTGGGCACCTTTACCCATTCCCAACGTTGGATTGCCGGGGGTTGTCGGTTGTTTTAAACGCTCAATTAACTTTTCTTCAGGCACATATCAGATCAGATGCCGATGCCTAAACGGTGCGCTAGTCGGCGCGTGGTCTAACACAATTTCAATTACAGTATAAAGGTAAATCATGGCAAAGTTAGCAGTTCCATTGCTCGAAAACGATAACGGTATTGAAGGCTGGACTAATCAGCGCGGAGAATGGGAAGTCACTCCTGAAGGTGTATTATTGACAAAGGGGAGTCGCCCCGCAAATCCGCGCTATATCATCACGAAAGAACTGCCATTAACGTTTTCATTAATGGTAAGCGCTGACAGAGTGACGTCCAACTCATATTTTTCAGGGGTTGTTATTCGATACAACCCCGCCGATGGCACTTTTGTTAGGGCTAGGTTTTCAACTGAAAACTGGTGGGTTGATTATTGGGATGGCACCGACTTTGTAAAAATTATCGAGGGTGGCAATTGGAGCCGCTATGGGATACGAGAATGGGGTGTCTCGCTTAATAACTCTACGCATGAGTTAACGCTGTATTACGAAGGTGAGTTGCTAGCCACGGCGGACATTTCCGGCTATAACGAGGGGTTTGCGCACTCGGGCTTAAACGCATCGAATGATGGGAATGTGGGATTTTTACAAATTGCGTATTCCGATGAAGTTGAAATGATTAGCTTAGCTAAAGCAGCATTAACTATAAACGGCGATGCGACCGTTTATAGTGTTATCAATGAAGAATATACCGATGCTGGGTTTTCTGCCACGGACCCTGACGGTAACGAACTTGCTGTCGAGGTTGTTTCAACTGTTGATATCGCTGCGCTTGGAGAATACACAGTAACGGGAACCGTGACGTATAACGGTTTTACAGAGCAAGCAACTCGAACTGTTATTATACGTCCAGCCAATTTTGTGCCGGTGTTAACTCCTTTAGACGTTTTAACGGTTAACTCAGGCGCTTATGTAACAGTAACGCCGGAGTTTACCGATGGTGATGTGGATGACACCCATACACTGATAGTGATGCAGGCCGCGACTGATAGCGAAGCCGTTACAATTACGGATAACGGCGATGGTAGCTTTTCTTTTAATTCGCCAACAGTCACGGTAACTACCGATTTAAACTTTGACATATCGGTAGAAGATCAAGATGGTGCAAGCGATAGCATTTCTTTAGTGGTCTCTGTAAAAGCTAACATTGACGCTCAGAGAATTTCAGCCAATTTTCCAAGTGTCAGCAAACAGATTTCCAACATCAATTTAGATTTGCCCGACAGAAATGGCTTTGAAGACTTACTGGTAAACCTGAATAATTACCGCACTAAAACAAACATTCTTCTTGAAACTAGAGAGTTTGAAAACGGCAAGCTAAATATTCAAATCAGCAGCCCTCGCGGTTTTCCATTTATCGGCACCGTTTCGGAACTTAACAACGGCGAAGAATTTCCACCTAATCAAGCGTTGGTGGTTGCAGGGGCCTCGACTGGCGAGATAGAAGTTTTTGCAAATGACTTAATACAGAACAAAGAAGGTATCTTACCGTTAGGTGTTACCGCTTTTGGTTCTGGTAAAGAAGTGGTAATGGGTAACGCAGAAGACAAAAACTACCCTTGCCCCTCCGGTGCCATGCTGACTTACAAAAACACTTCTCAAATGTATTACAGCCCTAATGGTGCTTTTGACTATTTGGACCCTGGCGAAACCGCTATTGAAGAAATTGTTTACTGGATTGGCGAAACTCAAAACACGCTTAAAATTATCATTAAAGCGTCAGAGCAAGTAGGACCAAATCTAGCGGGTACACCCTCACTTAATACGCTTTACGATTTTACAGATGGCGCTTTGTATGAAATATCAATAGGTGTCTCAGGGCGAACTACAGGCGAGATAACTCCGCAGTTCACGGGCGCACCAACAAAGGTCGCAAAATACAGCTTCTCTCGCAATGGCCGTGAAGTGTGGAAGCTAAAAGCCCCTGCTGGCGCTACGGCGTTAGAGTTTGCTCAGTCTAATGGTTGGGATGGCGCAGTAGAAAGCCTGTATGTACGTGAAATTCTAATGCCCTCTGTACCAGTTGAACCCCGCAGAGTGATGTATGCGAATAACTGGAAGCAAGGCAATCCTTCATTATCTGGCAAGCCTACCATTCTTGCGTGTATTGTTCCGATTTTGGACTTGAGTGGCGGGTTAAATGACCAAGATATTTTCGTCACAGGCGCGATTGAAAAAGCAACGGGCATTAATGGGTATGGTGTAAGAAACACAGATACCACTAAGCGCACATTTAAGCTTCTTGATTTCACATGTTCAGGGCAAATAAGCGCGTGCTCCCTGAAAGGTGGTGATTACACCGTGTCTGATGGCGGTATAATTTACGGCGGCTATCCTGTTGAAGACCAACGTTTCAGTACTGGCTTTGTGTTGTGTGATACGAACGGCGATTTAGACAACGAAGACATTATGCACGAAGCACAGATAATGAATACCATGTGCGATATGTTGCTCGATAGTCATAGAGGTAACTACTCTGGCGGTTCAAACTCTGATTGTATTGTACATAATTCCTCACGCTCCGATGCGGGTTATCGACAAGTCGCTTACACGTTTAATTGCTGGTTACGCCATGCGGGTGACGCAATAATTGATACCAAGCATTTACATCAAGGCGTGAACCTCACCATGGAAGGTGGTTATAGAACTTTACGCCACCATGGTCGCTCAATGCATGTGATTGCTGATTGCGATATTTCAGGCTTTGATGATACCCAATGCGAGGTTCATGTCGCAGTAACCCAATGCCGCCAAATCACGTACAACTGTCATTTCCGTGGGCAGCGGGTGATAGACGAGTCTGATTATTCAGACGATAAAGTGCTGGCTGACATTCCTATTAGTGAAGCGTACGAAGTGATGTATGTGGCTAAGACAATGCCGCGATTAATGGATCAAGTGCGATATGCCCACGATACGTTGGTAGGTCAATATAAGTTAAGTTCAGATAGCAATTGGACTGACTTACCTACTCTTGACGAATCACACATCGGCGCTTTTGCATGGCAATTGGATATCCCTGATGGCACGTATGATTTTAGAGTTAAGTCTGTATTAGGCACTCAAGAAAGTGGTTGGACTTACGCCACAAATCAAGAGGTGGTCAATGTATAACTTAAATGAGTGGCACAAAGTTGAGAGGGATAGCACAGCCCCTACGCTTCAGCTAGAAAGCGGGTTAAGGCCAAAGCTTTTCTTTGGCACTGAAACTTTCATATACAACATGATTGCTCGTGATGATGGCGAAGACATAAGTAGCAGTATCAGAGTAATTACCGACGGAATGCTAAAATCCCACGTTGAGGGAGCAGCAAGCTTGACGTTCTCAGTTCTTGATTCAGGCGGTAACGAAGCCACGTTGAATACTGATGTTGATGTTGTGGGTGGCTGGGTTCAAGACGAAGCCATAGTGCATGATTTTTTATCTCTTACTGAGTTGCCGAGTAATCTCACCCTAGAAAACGACACAACTTACAAGATAACCGAAACCGGCTTGCAGTTTACGGGCAGTAGACCGCCATCGCCATACTGGAACTTGATACACCAGATGAACGCCAATGGCGCTGCACAATTCACTGTTCGCGGCGAAGGTGCAGGAATGACATTTAGATGGCGCGATTCAGATAATTTCAATTGGGCGGTTATTCTTGGCGGCACGATAGAAATAAGAGAGCGTGTTAACGGCGCGTGGTTAAGTCGTGGCGCACTCGCAATAGAAGATTATGACCCCACCGCCGACTACATGCTCGGCCTCGAAGCGTTAGACGATATCGTCAAAGTGTATATTGATGGGGATAAACTTGGTGATATTAAGGTTTACGACAACCTTTATGCAACAGGTTGGGGGTTATGGTCTAACTCTGGAAACGTAACGATTTCAAAAGCGATGTTTGCCAAGCCCGGTGATGTAACCTTCGGAACATATGACATGAAAAACCAAGCCCCCACCGCCAACGCTGGCCCCGATCAATCGGTAAAAGCCTCAACTGAATTCATACTCAATGGTTCAGGTTCACAAGACACGGATGGCACAATAGTCGAATGGCAATGGACACAAACAGCAGGTGATAATGTAACGTTGGATCTTGAAGTGCCATCCATGCCAAAAGCAATAGCGCCAAGCAAAATGTTTCCTCAACAACTGACCTTTGAATTAATCACCGTTGACGATAAAGGTTCAAGAAGTTCACCAAGTAGTGTCAACGTTAATGTTGCAGCTAACGAACTAGGAATGTTAGACAAAACATTAAGCTTGATAAAAATCAAAAGTAAAGTTGGCATTGAAGATGATATCCAAGCGCTTAGCGTTATTTCTCTTTATCAGTATTCTGATAACTTTATCTTGTGTGAAATAGTTGATCAGGCTAGCGCCACTTTAGATTCATCCTTATTTAAAGATGCTGAGTATCGTTTGGTGGACCAAAAAGGAAAAAGCGTATCAATTATTAATCTTCATTCAGGCATAAGAGTGATCGATAACAAATTCCTTATTCATATCAATAAAACTATCCTAAACAATTCCCACAAAGGTTCACTGAGGCATCAGTTTGTTGTGTGGAACCAGGCAGGGTATAAGTTGCCGCCTATTTTCAGTGGCAGCATTAACATTATTCCGGTACTAGAGCCAACAGCATGAAGATAGCCGTATCAGCGTTTAAGGGGCAGAACAACGCGTTCGCCCCGCGCTTAATCAATAATGAGCAAGCGCAAAAAGCCGTTAATTGTATTGTAAGAAATGGAAACCTTACGCCATTAAAAGGGAATAGCGAGTTAGCAACGCAACCGTCTATTGCCAATAATGCGAAAACGATATTTTTGTACCGTGGCACGCATTGGTTTAGCTGGCCCTTAGACGTTGATGTGGTTGATAGTCCAATTGCCGAGGATGAATACGAACGGGCTTATTACACGGGTGACGGTGTACCGAAGTACACCAATAGCTCAATTGCAACGGGTGTTGGTGTTTTGCCGTTTGCCAATAACACACTTGGCTTAGATTCGCCCGATGCATTCTCAGCCAGTGTGACGCATTACGACCAAAGTGCAGACTTGGCCGAAGGGGAAAGTGCAGGGGATTACACGACCGAACCCGAAAGCGGTTTTATCAACATGGAAACGGACGATGATGAAACCCGTTTTTATGTGTGTACGTATGTGACCGACTTTGGCGAGGAAAGTGCGCCTAGCGTGGTATCAAGTGAGTTAAATATCTTCCATGAGAATGATAGCGTATCACTTACGTTTTCTGATACTGGCGGTTTTGGTACGCAAAAAATCAACCGCAGACGCTTATACCGAAGCGCGACTTCCGGTGATGTGACGGAATTTTTCTTGGTTGATGAACTGCCGGTGACAACAGGCACTTACACTGATACAAAATCTGTTTATGAACTAGGCGCAGAGTTAACAACGGAAAGTTTCACTAAGCCCCCTAGCAACATGAAAGGCTTAATTGCTACCTCTAATGGCGTAGCGATTGGGTTTGTTGATAATACCGTGGTGCCAAGTGAGCCGTATTTGCCTTACGCATACCCGCTGGAATATCGCCAAACACTGCAAGATAAAATTGTTGCTATGGCTGAAATGAGCAGCGGTGTCGTGATTGCCACAGAAGATAAGCCGGTCATTATGCAAGGCACTTTGCCCGACAGTTTCACCATGACGGTGATTGATGCAGCGCTACCTTGCACCTCTAAACGCTCAATGGTGGATATGGGTGAAGCGGCCATTTATGCCAGTCACGATGGGCTAGTCTCTATCTCGCAAAGTGGCGCACAGCTAATCACTAAAGATCTGGTTGATAAAGACTACTGGCAAGCATTTAACCCAAGCACAGTGCAGGGGTATCGCTACCACGATTACTATGTAGGCTTTTATGACGAGCGTGCAGGGTTTGTATTTGACTTACGCCGTGGTGACTTCTTTGAATTGGACTTTTACGCCGATGCGGGATATTTCGATTCAGCGAGCGGTATGCTTTATCTCATGGTTAGCGATAAGCTAGTTCAGTTTGATGAAGGCGAAATGCTCAACTATGAGTGGACTTCAAAGCAATTCGATATTAACCGCACGACACTCTCATGCATTAAAGCTTTTGCGCTGGATGCCAGTAATACCACAATTACGCTTTACGCTGATAACGAGCAGCTTGTTTCTATGCCGTTAAGCGGTGTGGACCCCGTTGCACGCTTACCCGCATTTCGCGGTTCGCGCCTGCACTTCACGGTATCGGGCAATAATGAAATAGAGCGTGTCGTATTAGCAACTTCACCAGGGGAACTCAATGGCTAATAAAAAAGCGTTTCTAGGCGTAGGCGGTAAGCCCCGATTCCCACAGCCCGATCAACAAAAGCATATTGATTCAGTCTCCAAAAACATCGCCATTCTCACAGGACAAACCAAAAACACCAAAGACAGAGCCGTATTAGTCCGTGATTTAATGGACTTTGGCATACTGGATGCGCGTGGACGTTTTAGCGGGGGTGGTGGTACAACCATTGTTGGCGGTGGTAATAACGGTGGCGGCATTGTTAACCCTAGCCCCGAAACACCAACCAAGCCAATCAACGTCAGAGCATCAGCCGCGTTTACCACTATCATGGTGCAGTGGGATTTCCCGAATTATGCAGGGCATCAGCACGCGGAGATTTGGCGCAATACGGTTGACTCGCTTGGTGATATGCAAGATCCGCGAACAGAGGGTGAAGCGGTGCTTGTGGCTACCGTGGCTGGCTCTATGTTTATGGATAATGTATTGCCAGAAACAGGGTATTACTATTGGGTGCGTTTTGTTAATACCGAAAACCTCACAGGGCCGGTTCATGGTGCAAGCGGCGTGTATGCTGAAACGCTGCCCGACATAGACACGATCATAGAGGACTTTCAAGAAGAAAGCTTGGCAACGCTTGAATCCTTTCAAGAAACATTTAACGGCCAAATTGATAGACTAGATACGCAAATAGCAGATTTTGGGTTTGAGGCCAGTAAACTGCAAATCAATCAGCTAAATACCGATGTACTCACACTCACCGATGGATTGTTTAACCACATTGTTACGACTGAGCGCAATTACAACGACTGGCTAGCAGATGCGAGAAGCTTAGGCGATCGTATTGATGTGACGGACGCGAACATTGAGCAAAATTACTACACCATCGAAAATGCCGATACCGCGATAGCTAATGCTATTACGCAGTTTGAAAGCGTGGTCATACGTGAAGACTTTGCCACTATTTCGCAGTTAGAGCAAAATCACTACACAAAAAGTGATGCGGATAGCGCCATTGCCGCAGACATTCAAGCTTTTAGGGCAACTTATATCGACCCTAATTTTGTAACCGATTCACTACTTACGCAAAACTATTACACCAAAAGTGATGCGGAGGATGCAATTGCGGCGGGTATTGAAACCTTTCAAGCGGGTTACCTTGCAGAAAATTACAAGTCTAACGCTGAACTTGATGTAGCTTACTACACGAAAAGCAGTACCGATGATGCTATTTCAAGCGCAATTACGACACTGGAAACTGAAACGCTCACACCGAATTACGCTACGTTTTCTTATTTGTCTACCAAATTTTACACGAAAACCACGGCTGATACGGCCATTGCTGCAAAGGTGGACGAGTTTAGGGCAGAGGTGCTAGACGATGCTGGCAATTTAACAGGCGCATTTACTAACAAAGTCACGGAAGTATTAACCGGCCCCGATGGTGCCATTGTCAATGAAATAGCTAACTACGGCGTTGAATACGGCGGCGATACGTATTCGATTGCAGAAGGCATACAAGTAAGCGTTAATCTTGACGGTGAGTATACAAAACAATGGGGTGTGCAAACTCAGGTTGACGAACTGCAGCATGGCGTAGGCTTTATAGATGATAATGGCACCACTACGTTTATGGTATCGGCTGATAACTTTGCGGTGTTTAATCCAGTGGACGGAGAGTGGGAAGCCATATTTGGCGTGACTGATGGGCGAGTTGTCATTAAAGAAGCGGTTATTGGTGATGCGTTCCTTAATACACTAGCAGTGCAATTCTCTGCGGTATTCGAAAACGAAGTGCTTGTGAACGGTGAGCTTACCGCCTGGAAACTAAAAGGCGCACAGATAACCGGTAACGCACTTTGGATGGTGAACGGTAATCATTCTCTTGCTATTGAACCGGATGATTATTTAGCATTTTGGTTCGGTGAAGCGGTGTATTACAACGTTGAAACCGATACGGATTTACGCGCATTGGGTAATGCTAAGTTTGCCATAACCAACCAAGGCAAGGTTCTTGCGCGTGGCATGATGCTTTACGACAACGACAACAACTTGATCATGGATGCCAATGGCGTAGACGGTGTTTACATCAAAGATTTGTCGGTCGACACGCTCAAAATAAAGGAAAACGCGGTCACGGTGCCATTGTATATTGAAAGTACAACGGTGTTTACCGATCACGTTTGGGCTACGGTGTTGGATTACTCGTTTACACAAGAATTTCCTGCCACAATTCTTATTAACTTTTCTGTGTTGTGCTTTCGTCAAGGTGATGTGTCAGGCGCGGGGGATGCGGTTACTATCTCAATGCTGATTTACGATGATGACGAAGTGATAGAAAACATAGCGCTACCCAATATCTATGCAGACTCAGCGGGAAGTGAAAGCTTTGGTAACTGCTTTCCGTTAATGGCATCGGCTAATGCGCCAAGCGGCATTATCCGCGTTCATGTGCAGGCCCAAGCTAAAGTGAGAAATCAAGATTATAGCTTCAAGGTACAAGGAGCCATAACCAATGCCAAGCGTTAAAAAATACTACGTGTGCGATACAGCCACAGGCAACATTAAAACCAAGCTATCAAGACTGGTAAAGCTAAATCTAGCCGCAAATGAGCGCTTAGTTAAGCACGATGACATAACGCTTAACGATTACTTTTTTGATGCAAGCATTTTGGCTATTGAGCCAAGAAAGCATTTTCCCGCCGGTGAAATGGTTAACGGTGAGTACAGGGTTTCATTGCCGCAAGGCACAAAGCTATTGTGGCAAGGCGCTAATTACACTGTAGACGATGGGTTGGCAGAACTTACCGTAGACCAGCCAGGACAGCACAATCTTACGCTCATTCATCCACACTATCATACAGAGGTTAGGACCGTTGAAAATACAAACGCCAATTGACCCCGCAAAGCTTAGACGAAAAACATACATGCCCGTTGGCGATCAACTCGATGCAATCATTAAAACCTTTGCACACCTGGATAATCAAGGCATTGATATTGGCGAAGAAGGCCGCGAATTGGTTGAGTATAGCCAGTGGGTAAAAGCCAAGTTTGCTAAAAAGTGAACGATTGACAAAAACCGAGTTTTGCAGTAATTTTGACCATACTTACCAATGCCTCGCTTAGTGCGGGGCATTTTTGTTTCTAGCAACCAAATACCTCGCTTATGCGGGGTTTTCGCGTTTATGCTGCCTAAAAAATTCATCCCCGATATTGAAGCACTTAGCAAGCGTTTCAATGAGCCCGAATTACTTGCCCAAGTAACAGCAGCGATACAAAGCGGCCACGCTATACCCGTTACCTACACAGACACACTTATCATTATGCGCCCTATTTTGGACCACCAAGAACGCGTAGGTATGTTGGTGTGGGTTGGTATACACAAAGCGCAGCAGGGTGTAGGGCAGTATTTTCAATTGGTGCACTCAATGGCGAAGGCATCAAACATGGCATTCATTCGTTTTGAAACTAAGCGCAAAGGGTTCGTGAAACTTGGTGCACGCTTTGGTTATAAGCGAATAGGGCAGCGAAGCGACTACACGATTTATCAAAAAGAGGTGAACTAACATGGGCGGCGGTGGCGATAACAAAATCGAAGAGACCGAACAACAAAAGGCGCTTGCAGAAGTCTCCATGAAAGAGTGGCAGAACTATTTAGACAAGTACCGGCCTTTTGAAAATGCGTACATGGATGACGTTGAACGCATGAACACTACGCAGCAATACAACCAAGTTGCAGGCTTATCGGCAGTGCCGGTTGAAAGTGAGTTTTCAAATGCAGTTGCCGAAACGTCAAGCGCAATGACTCGCGGTGGCATTAACCCTAATTCTGGCATGTTTAAGTCTCAGATGGGCAAGTTAGACCGAGCCAAGTCAAGTGTAAAAGCTGACTCTATGAGCCAAGCGCAGCTAGGCCAACAAAATCGCTATGTCGGTGGCATAAATAACATTGTTCGTATGGGGCAAGGCCAAGCAACCGAAGCCATTCAAGGTTTTGGTGATATGGCTTCTATGTCGGGGCAAAAAGCCTACAACGATGCGCGTAATGCAATGCAAAACCGTAACGACAATGCGCAGATTGGTGGTCAAGTTATTGGTGCCGGCGTGCGTTATGGGTTGCGTCAAACCGATAGTGGGGGTGCGTAATGGCAATGTCTGCCGCGTTTAATCGCGCAATAACAAACGCCCAAGATTTAGCGTACTGGAACGCTCAAGGCCAATACGGGCTTGGCGGTATCAGTCAGCGTGACGATGAATACGCCTCAAAGACCTATGCGCAAATCATTCGCAGTCAATACCGTGATTATGAAGAGCGATTCCAGCCTTACGAAAACCGTATGATGGACCTCGCGCAATCGCGTGAACTGCTCGATGCGCAACTATCCCGCGTTACTGCCAATATTAATTCCTCTTTTGCTAACCCTCAATTCAGTGCCGGCGCACTTTCCAACCAGCGTTACGGCGTACAGCAAAGCGCAGATGAACGGGCATTCTCTACCAAACAACGCGGTATGGATAAAGCCCTTGCCACTGCAAGCGCTAAAAACAACACGCGAT